CCTATACCTGAAGTGCCTGAAGTACCATTTAAACCTGATGTTCCTGAAGTACCACTAGTTCCGGTAGCACCACTTGTACCAGAAGTACCTACACCTGAGGTACCTGAAGAACCATCTGTACCTGAAGTACCGGATGTACCCGAAGAACCTATACCTGAAGTGCCTGAAGTACCATTTAAACCTGATGTTCCTGAAGTACCACTAGTTCCGGTAGCACCACTTGTGCCAGAAGTACCTGAAATTCCTGAAGTACCTGATGTACCACTTCCAGAAGTACCGGATGTTCCAGATGTACCTGAAGTGCCACTACCTAATCCACCTTCAATAGTAATTAAAACACCTGCTGAACCTGAAGGGGTAACTGTAACACCACTTCCTGTAAAATTAAAAGCATTAACATTAGCTGTTGTTAAAGAACCAGTGTAAAAAACATTAATTGCTCCACCTACACCTGAGGTTCCTGAAGTACCCGAAGTTCCTGCGGTACCTCCGGTACCTGATGCTGGGGATTGGAAACTTCCAATGGATACTTGGTCTAAAAATCTAACGTTGCTTGCCATTTACAATAGAATATATATTATAAATATTTTAAAAAATTTATTCATTACAATTTATATTACCCACTTTTAAAGTAAGTTATCTGAAGGATCTTCATTTAAAAGGCTGTCAGCAACTTGTTTTATTCTAGGATCTTTTACATTATTATAGGTTTCAGGAGATACAATATTATTAGTTCCTAAATCATTAATAGGAACATCAGGTAACAATAAAGCCGGATTTTCTACGGCCTCCATAGAAAATATAATTTTAGATTTATTTCTAAATTTCTTAAGAGAAGAGACAGTATTTTGTAAGGTGTTTGGTATAATATAACCATTAAGTTTAATATCAAATGTACTCCTTACTACTCTAACATCATTAGCTGGTAATTCAGTTACAGTATTAAAAGAATCAATCATTGCTTTAAATTGATAACGTTGAGGATTACCCCAATATGCATCTGAAGCGTATTCAATTGCTTCTACTATTTTATTTAATTGTTCTACGTAGTAAGTATAAATAATACATGAATAGGTTAGTGTTAAATAATCAGGTACTGTCACAGCATAAAACTGTTCTTCAGGAATTCTGTTATTTAATACATTAAAATTAGAATAAAAATTTTTAGTAGTGTATTTTTTCTTCCATACTGCATACAAATTGGGATAATTAGCATCTAATTTATTAGCAATATTTCTATTTTTTTCAATAGAGTTTCTTTTAAACATAATAAGAGGGGCCATTATAGCTCCATTCTTATCTTTATAGTACCCATCACGTTGAGTTGATTTCCATCTTTCAGGAGCCCCATATATTACAGGCACTTCAATTCTATTACCATTTTGTATTACAAAAGGACGAATCACATTTTGAAAATAATACATAATAGCTTCATCAAGATCTTGAATACCAACTGTAAAAGGTTTTACAGTATCTCCCTCCCAACTATTTTGTAATGAACGGTTAGGTCCTGCAAAATTAGGATTTGCTAAATTAGGATCACCTAAAATAGCATTAGCACCATTATACTCATTACTAAGTTCTGGTTGGGTTTTTGGGATAGGTTTGCGTTGTTGTGCCATTACATTCTTTCAAAAGTTATACCTACCTTATCAGCAGGCACGTATGCGGTTTGACAAATAATAGAAACATTATAGCCAAATTCATCTAAACCAGGGTTCCATAAGGGTACAGGTAAAGGATAAGTAGCTCCCGCTGGGTTTGCTGGTTGTGGGCTATTGGGATAATCCGGGTCTTTACCAACAAAATATTGAGCGGCATTAGTGTTTATGACCTCATAATAGGATGTTTCATATAATATAATATCACCGACTTGAGGTACTAAATTAGCACCATATATAGTATCTTCGTTGTAATCTTTTAATTTATCTAAAAGATCATCTCTTAAAAATCTAAATGTAGGTTTCCAGCTGAAACTTACACCTAAATCATCTGTAGGGAATTCTTGGTCTGGGAGATCGATTAAGCAATATAAAAGAATAGGGCCATCATAATATTTTTGTTCAGCAGCTTCCCCATACATGTTAAAATTTGTTTGAGTAAGGCGAAGTTTGTAAAACGCAGCTTGTTGAGAAATAATATTACCCATCAACTCACGGTTAACGTATCTAAACATTGATATATCGCGAGATTGTCCGAATAAAGCCATTATAAACGTCTTAGGGTGTTTGTATCAAACTTAAATGCTATAACCCCTGGTACTTTTAGCTCATCATCCTTGCCTGAGGTGGTAATTTCTCGTTTAAATTCTTTTAAATCTTCTTCTGGTTTACCAGTTCTACTTAAAAATTTAATGTTAATACGAGTGTATTCTACATCATCTTTTTGTAGGTAGTTAGGAGGAGTTACGTTTTTTAACGTAGTAACTTTTTTTAAAGCGCGGATTTGATCTAAAATATCACTAATATTTTGTTCCTTATTAGATTTAATTATAGCCTCTACCTCGTAAGCATTTAAAAGTTCAGTTAATATGTCTTGAAACTTTATCATCCTATAAAAATTGTCATAGGAGTTTTATTTAACTCATTTTGAGAAAAATCCGCTTCTAATGATCTTCTTTCAAGCATAGATTGACGAGATGTTTGATCAAAATATTCTCTTAATCGTGTTATTAAAGCATCTTTTGTAGTTTGTGCTGAGGCTGTTAATGTATCACCATTTAAGGTAACCTCGGCACCTGGGATTGGAATTTGAGAATACTTGTTACGAACATATCCTAACATTTCTTTAGATAAGGCTAAAGTGTATTCAAATATCCAAGCACGACCAATTGAATTAATTTGAGCATAAACTGGATTGGCATAGGGAGCATTAGATACATTAGTAATAAGGCCACTTCCACTTACTCCACTGCCTGAAGCTAATGAATTTTCTAATCTTTCACTTTTAAGTAAGTATTGGAACCAATAATGAGCACCAGTATCTCCGTCGGTTGGGACAGGGTAAATTCTTAACTTATTATTTATAAGTTGAAAACTATAAGCTGAAAATAAAATATCGTTACCTAATTCTACTTCTTGTATTGCTGCTACGTTATATGATAAAGGAGTAACTAAGTAGTTGTTAGCAGCACCATATCCTGCTACACCACCTAAAGCACCAAAAAATCCTCCCCAACCTGCTCCTAAACCAATACCACCACCATAATAGTAGGTAGCAGAAGCAGGAACACCTTGATAAAATACACGTTGAATTTCTAAATCACTTCCTGTAATTCCATTTTGTTGAGCCCAAACATCTAAATCATAATCTTGAATAGATGCTGTTAAAATTACTGAACCAGAATACCAGTTAGTATTCCCACCTACACCTGCTTCTTCTCCGTATTGTTCTGAAATGCGGATAATATTACCCATATTAGGGGTAATTTGAGTGTTGTTTAATACTGGAGTTGTAATAGGTAAGCCCTCAATATTAAGCATGTTTTCCCTAACTTGGTAAGCATATAATTCATTACCATAAACTGTTACTGCTTCTTCAAAAGCAGTCCAGAAGTTTAAATCCTGTAATTCAACGTTTTCAATAGGGAATCCTAAACGTCTAGCACAGAAATTTGCTACCTTATTAGCATCGGTTTTAAAAGCGGCATCATTATCATAAAATCCAAATGGAGTAGGTGAACTACCTGTAGATGGAGTATTATAGTATGAGGCTGATACAGCAGCAAATGAGGATGACCCAGGCCAAATAGGAATGTTTGCCATGCTTTTTCGTTATAAATATGTAAAAGCTATCTGCTTTTACCAGACGTGCCTAACGAAATACCTTGTTCAGTTGCTTCCTCGTAGTATGAAATAAGATCTTCTACAATTGGATGGCGATGGTTTGTTTTAAGAGATATAGCACAAAGATCTTTGATCTTTTTAGCGGCTGTATAAAGGAATCTAAAACCAGAATCACGCTTAGACTTTAAGTCTACTTGAGCATCATCCCCACAAATGATCATTTTTGAACGTAAACCAAGTCTGGTTACAATCATTTCCATTTGTTCATGTGTTACGTTTTGAGCTTCATCTACAATTACTACTGAATCAAGAAATGTACGACCTCGCATAAACGAAAGAGGTACTATCTCGATCTGACCCGCTTGTATGAGTTGTTCCACTTTTACCTTGTCGTATAACGCATACATGTTTTGGTATATCGGCTGTACCCAAGGGTCCATTTTCTCGCGTAAATCCCCGGGTAGAAACCCTATTTCCTCTTTTGATACTGTAGGTCTTGTGATGATTACTTTTTCAGCTTCTTTCATAAATAGCTTCTCTAGTGCTATTTGACATGCTAAAAATGTTTTACCTGATCCGGCTGAACCGGCTAATAACGTAACTGTGTGTTGTAATATTTTTGCTTTGGCTTCTTTTTGTTCTGGGTTTAGTTCTGTTTTAAACTTAATTGGAGTTTTGGGTTTGCGCTTTTCCTGGAAGATAGGATCTTCGTGGTGGTGTGAAGCCATAAATAAAAAATTGGGTTAGACAAAAATTAATATACTTTTAACAAAGTAAATAGTTGACTGTAAATAGAACTTAAATCAGATGGAGAATTACCCCAGGTTGCTGTAACTACTAAAGTATTATTTACTGTAGTATCAAAAGTAGTATTATTAATAGTACTAAATATTTCAGTAACAACATCACCTGAAGAGTCTGTTCTAAAGGTAACTGTTCCTGCTGTAGCTATAGATGCTACTCCAGCTCCACCAATTTGATTGATAGAGAAATCTATATCCATTCTCCAGTTTTTATTAGTAATTCCAGGCATAGTAATAACACCTGTATCAGCTAAAAGTATACTACCTGCTTTAATAGTAATTTCAAGAGTTTTATTATTTTGAGCACTTATTTCTCCTGAAAAAGTAGCTTGGAAAGCGTCTCCTCTAGAGAATCCATTTGCGGGGATTGTTAAAGTACCTACACCACCACCAATTAAACTACCAGAAATATGGGTACTACCTGAAATAGGGGCACTTGAACCAGTTTGATTAAATAAACCATAATTTAAAGGAAATCCACCTCCTGGGGTTAAATTAAGATTAAAAGTACTTCCATCTCCTTTAGTAAAAGTGATTACGGGTCCAGAAATAGAACCTGTTATCATAAATGATCCGGTTCCAAAGGTTGAAACATCATTTAATGTAGTTTGTTTAGTAGTACTATTTTGAACAACAGCAAATAATTCAGTTCCGGTTAAGGAGCCAGCTGCTGGTAATTGGGATATAGGTAAATTAGGCATAAGTTGTCACGTAAATTTGAGATCCATCTTCTTGTAATAATTCATAATAATCTAAAGAACCAGATGAATTAATATAAGATTCTTCTTGAGCTAGTACTCCAATTACTATTTCACCAGGAACTAGTGCTCCTTTATTTTGGTATGCTAACCAATTTTGCCTTGCTACATCTAAATCATAAATGTATTGTTGGTAAGCTGCTACTTGTTCATTCAAAGGCAACTTACTTATACGCTCGATTTTAACGAACTGGGGCCATAGTATCTCTTCAAAGATGTTCATGTGGTTATAAATATAATACGGAAAATAAAAGAGCCCCGCTTTCGCGGGGCTCCCTATTTTCTAGGTATCTCTAGATTAAAGGCTGTTAAGGCCTGAAACGTAGATCTTACCGTAGAATTCTGGACGAAGCATCTTCTTCGCGTAGCGAGTCAATAGACCCTTACGTGGAGTGAAGGTGTTCGG